TAACTGAATATGGTATATCTACAATAATAGTTTCTGTTGTATAATAACCAGGAGTAGTTACGATTGGAGTTGTACATATAATGCTACTATCTCCTATATAACTCCATTCTCCACGTGAACTATTATAACCACTATAAAAAAAAGTAATACTATCTTTTTTAATACATTTATTTATTGTATATGTTTCACTGACAATTGTATCAACTGGAATAAATAAACTCCTGTGTTCTTTTGTATTATCACAATTTTCCCATTCTAATATAAATTCTGTTGGTGTACCACCATCGATATTATTATCAACTTGTCCATCAATAGTCATACTCTTAACAAATTCACATGTATTATCTACAATTTCTTCTATTATTTCAGAGTGCCATATTTGTACTTCCCTATATTCTTGTTTAATTTCAATTGTACTTCTATTAAATTTCATTCTACAATCCACTAATCCTTCATAACTCCAACCATTTAATAGTTCATTTTGGATAATTTGATTAAAAGTTTTAAAATAAATTACTTGTCCGTTGCTAATACATAATTTGATACCTGGGTTATCTGTTACAATTGAGTTAGGTATAAAATCTTTTTTTGTAAAAATTATTCTTTCTTTTTTACTATCATAAGTAGATATAAAACCTGTCCCAAAAAGGTTTGAAGGATTATCTTGATTAAATATTTTATTCTTTATTTCTATATTGTTTCTAAAATAATTAGAGATACCTGTATCACTAATAGGTTTCAATTGTGTTCCTTGAAATTGATAAATTTTATTTTCATTTTCACTTGGAAAAAATACGCCATGAGGAGTTTTAATTAATCCCCATTTATGATTACTCCCAGCACTACTCCCATTATCATCATCTATTATTTTTCTTTCAGGTATTTCTCCAAAACTACCTGTACCGATAAAAGATACTAATTGGTCAGTAACTCTTTCTTGAAAATTTCTTGGTATTTGATAAAGAGCTTCTATAGTATGTATAAATAAATCATTATTTATTTTAAATATATTAGTAATTTCACCTGTTTCTCCAGTAATATCTTTATAATTATTTGGTAGAAAAACTCTATAATTATCACTCAATTCTTCTTGGAAAGACGTTTCAGACCAATGCCATCTATGTGGGAAATTCTCTTGACAATCAGAACAACAATCATAAGTTTGTGGTAGAGCATAATATTTAATAATACCTTTGTTTACATTATGGTCATTATTAAGCATAAATAAAACAGGAGTAGAAATTTTATTATATAACCATCTAAAGTTTTCATATCTTAATATTTTTTTTGCGAAATAAGTTTCTTCTGGACTATCAAAAGGTATAGTATAATCTCTGTATCTATAAAAAGGTCCTACACCATCTAAATTTTCTTTAATTCTTTCTACAGCAAGTAAATATGGATATTTATCTGGTCTATTGTTAGTAAAAGGTTTTAAAGGTTTCAAGTAATTTATAGTATTATCATTTATATTAACTCTTAAGGAAGCATTCAATGTTGTTTCAAACCAGAAGTCTCCTAATACTTCTGCATACCATTTATGAGTATCATCAGCATAATATAATTGTTCTTTTGGTTTAAATAAATCAGGTTCGTAAAAACATTGTTGATAAGGTATATCAAACAGTGTAAAATTTAAACCTTTAGCCCATCTATCTGTATATGCTTTAGCAAATTCTTCTATCTTAATGTGAGCAGCTTGAACATTTAATGCTACAGCAAAAGAAGCTCCGATAGCAGCTATAGAAGCAGCAACTAAAGCTAAAGCAGGAGCTGTTCCTGCTCCAAATGTATATATAGTAATTATTACAGCAACTATAATAGCTAGAGCTGCCCATACATAATCCATAAAAGATTGTTTCAATAATCTTCTTGCTTGTATTGAATATCCATAAACATGAGTACTGTGTCTTAATGGTACTATGTGGGTATCTCCATGATAAGATTCATAGACAGAAGATGTGTACATAGCATTATCATAAGCATAATAAGGATTTGTTCTAAAGTTTGAATAAAAAAAATTGTTTTGTTTTTTTATATATACATAAGGATATTTTACTTCAGTTTGTTTATAACTATTCAAATCGATAAGAGGGTCTTTTTTACTCAATACTAAACTTTTGTTATCATTGCTCAAATTAGTTATGATACTGACTTCATTACTATGAGTTGCTGATGATACTGCATCTAAATCGAATAAATCAGAATCAACATTATCAACAAAAAATTTATTATCATCTGAAGGATGGTATTCTACTTCAACACATTTTGTTAATTGTTTAAAAGTAAAACCATCATCATCTTTTGTATGATTACTTAATGTATCAGGTGCAGAATTAGCAGAACTTTCATCATCTACATTTTCTACCATACAACCATTAACTTGTGCCACTTTTTGTTTATATTTTCCAACTTCTTCTATTGAAGTAAAACCATCCATAGTTTTACCTGCAAATTTATATTGAGGACTTAATATATTTATTGTATTATTAGACAAATCATAAGGGTAGTGTATTCCATCTAAATAAGGGGCATTCATAGCCACAGAAATAAAATCACCTTGCCCTTGATTAGAATGAGCCATTGGTAAAATTACTGCTGAATCCATTATATTTTTATCTTCTTCTCTTCTTTCTTGTCTTACTATTTTATACCCTATTATTACTCCACCAGCTTCTTTTACAGAAGGTATTTCTATATCTGAAAATTTAATACCTAATATAGGAACTTCATATTTAGGAGTACTATCATCTTCTTCTTTGAGTATTGATGATATATAGTAAGTTAAATTATTATCTTGTAAATCAGAAATATTATTAGTTAATGGTATAGCAATCTCGACAGGGTCATTAGAATTTTTTTCATAAAATAATTCAATGTCAGTTACTGCATCACTATTTAAAAAAACATTTGTAAAAAATAACCTATCTGAATTGATTTCATTTATTAATGTAGTTTTAAATTCTGTATTTACACCATTTATTTTATATCTTAAAATAAGTCTAAATGCTGGGGCGAGATAATAGTCAGGACAAGATGTATCTGTTTCAGGGTCGCAAAATACAGATTCTTTTAATATACCTTTTAACTCTAATTTCAATTGTTTATATTCTATCATATTTGTACTAGAAACTCTTTCTACAAATCCGATTTTCATCTCATCTCTTGTAGGAAATCTATGGTGTCTTACTTTAGTTCCTACTAAAGATATTCCTTCTGAATCTACACCCCAATAATTACTAACCCCACAAGTATTATTATTTATATAAGATTCTGATAAATTATTATTATTACTACTTTTCATAGGCTTCACATTAATACCAGTAGTAAAAATTAATGTTTCTGGTAAAGAATTATTTTTACCAGGAATATGATAAGGAGGACTTTCTGTTAAATCATCAAATATATAAATGATACCATAAGAATAAACATCACCTGGTTGATGACTTAATCCATAATGATTAACCAGAGGATTTTTAGAATTATGATTTTCATCAATTGTTGTCAATTGCATATCTTTTATTACAGCATCTGCTTTTATTTTAGAAGCATATTTTTGTAAATTACAATAATTATAAATAGTTCCAGAAACATTGGCTAATATCATTCTGTTATCTATTTGCTCTATACTACCTACTTTATCCAAACTCATTCCTAAATTAACTAATTCTATTTCTTCAATTGTTCCATTTTCTGAAGCATTTAAACCAGTATAAATTATTTCAGGAGTTATTGTACTAACATTTGCTGTATATACAACTTTACTAATTAATCCTGTACCATTCGTATATTGAACTATTGCTAATCTAAAATAAGCATAATTGGTATCTATTTGACTAAATTTTATTTTTATAGCTTTTGTTGTTTGTAACGATTTAACTTCTTTTACATCTAAACCTGTTGAACCTTGTATTTCAGAGTAATCTCCTAATAATGAATCATTTATAATATTGACACTATTAATTATTTCTATAAATTTTGTACCATTTAATTCTTCATCTAAATATTGTAATAATATAGTATATGAACCAGGAAGTAAATTACCTACATTATCTTCTATCGTTACTTCTTGTATTTCTGGATATACTCTTATATGTTTTATTAATTCAAATTTGAATCTATCCCATGTCCCATTTTGTTTTTTAAATTCATAACTTTTATCAAAATTATAATATTTTGGTTTAGTATTATTATCAGTAAAATATATAGTTCTCTCACAACCTCTTCTTAATCTATAGGTGCATTGTATTTGATGTTCAATACTAAAATTTAATTTATCTTCAGTTATTGAATCTTTATCATTTACATGTACTTCATATTTACAATCATTTTTTAGTATGCCAATTTCAGAAATAGTATCATCTGATGAAACTGAAAATATAACTATTTCATTTTCACCAATATACTCTTTACCTATAGGTATAAAACCAGGAGTTAATGAATAACAAGGTTCATTACTTTCTTCGTTACTTCTAAAATTTTCATCTCCTTCATTAGTTTCATTTACTGTATTTAAGGCAAAAGTAGTTGTGTTTTCTGGTTGATTATTATAAGAATTATCTGTATGTAATCCTCCAAACTGAATTATTTTATTATCTTGCATAGTTTGTTATTTTTCTCGGACCATTAAATATTCTATTTTCAGCAGTTCCTAATTTGCCAAAGAAACCATAATATCTATTATGATTAGGAATCAAGTAGTTTGATTGCTCCATTAAATTTTGGTATTGGTCCACACCAGTAGGCATTTTAGCTTTATTCTTAAATTGTTTGATATATTTTAACCAATGTTGTTCTGCTATTTGAGCTAATTGCATAGCACCTTCTCTATGATTCCATGCTTCCATTTCTTTAATTTTCCAACCAAGATAGTATGTAATAGCTGCTCTTGCTGATTCATCATCAGGTATCATTGGATAACCAGTTTCACTGTCAATCATTTGTCTTATATATGCTAGTGCAATAAAACCTGTTTGAAAATTAAATCTTAATTGGTCTTGTACTATTGTATATTCATCTCTGTCTTTGCAATCTCTACAATATACATCTTCCATATCTTTTTCTTTACAAACTAATGTATTTAAAAAAGAATGATTAGCTAATCTCACAGGAGTATATTTAGCTTTTTTAAATGAAGAGCTAATCCAATTTACAAATGGAAATTGCAAATCTAATCTTGGTCTATAATAAACTTGTTCTTTATTCCAAGTAACTTTTCCTTGACAATCTTCTGTGTTTATAACTTCTTTTTCAGTTTGGCATGCAAGATTTTCAATGACTTCATTTAAACAATATTCATTGTCTGCTGGTTTTTGCCAATCATTGTTTCTTGCTATTTGAGTTATATAATGAAGACCTGTTGGAATAGAAACATGATAGTTTTTTATTTCAATAAAAGCAATGGCTTCTTCTGAAGCACTAACTATTTTCATAAATCCTAATGCTTCCCCTATCCATTCAATAGCATCATCTTCATTAATATCAAGTCCTTTAAAATCTCTTTGAAATTTTGAAAGTATTGAATCTATTTTAACAAACTGAAATTTTTGCATATCAATCTAATTTATCTGCTAAAGATTTTTCTTCTTTAGGCATTGTTATTTTTAAAGGATTTTCTTTAGACCACCATTCTTTATTAAAATATTCATAATTTGAATCATCTCCCAATTTCCATTTTATATCATAAGATTTTCTTAAAATGAAACCATTTTCAATTTCCCTTACACTTATTGTATGACTATTTTTAATAACAGTTGCTCCTTCTGGTAATTTAAAATTTTGTTTACCTTCAAAGTTTGCTGATTCAATTGCTTTATTTGCATCTAATGTTGCCATAATTTTTATTTTTTGATTAAATATTCTTTTCCTTTTTTAATAGTTAAACTTATAGCTCTTTTATTTGTTCTTGTTAATCTTAAACTGTATAATGTTTTATTTTCAACCATTATTCTTTTTTTAGACCAAATAATTTTATATCTTACTCCATCAGTATGTTCATTAGTACAATATAATAATTTCTTATCTTCTTTAGCTTGTGGGTTATTTTTCCAATAAATTAATGTTTTTGCCCAATCTGGAGCTAATACTGGTAATCCATTTTCATCAAATTTTATTTTTTGTTTACTACCTGTGATATAAATTGTACCCATTTTAGCAGGTAAAGTTACTTCTTCTCCCTCTAAAACTTTATCAATTAAAAATTTATTATATTCATTTGCTATATTTATATAAGTTCTAGTATCTACTATTAAATGACTATTTTCTTTAGTATGCAATTGTTTATATAATTTATAACTTATTCTTATATTTCTATCGGTTTTTGTCATTTGCGTCAGAGGTATTGTTACTTATATCTTCTATAGATTGGGAAAATATATTTATTAATTCTGGAAAAGACATTTCTAATAATGGTTCTATCATATCTCCATCAATAGGAAAAACTTTATCTAATATACTTTCACAATCATTTTGGTAAGATTGTCCACAATATGATGGAAAATTATATGCTTCAATTGGATTTTCAGCTAATAATTTTATTTTTATCAAGTTAGGAATATATTCTCCGTAAATATACATATATCCATTTTCTAAAATATATTTTAAATGTTTTTTAGTGTACTTATTTCCTGTATTATACAAATAGGATTCTCTTGTAGTTTCATCAATTATTCTACTACTTTCTATTGTCATAACCCATTGAATAATATGTTTATTCAAATTAGTTAATACTTTAGGTAATTTTTCTTTTGTTCTATATACTTTACAACCTAATGCTGGTAAACAAGGACAATCATGTTTTTCAACTTTGATTAATTCTACACAAGATAGAATTATAAAATTCCAATCACTTATTTTTTGTCTTTTTTTAAGTTGTTGAGAAATTAATTTATTTCTTACGGATTTTAATTTACTATAAATATGTCTATTAGATAACCGAGAATCATCACTTTTTACTCCTTTAGAATAAGCAGACTGAACTCTTTCAATTAGTTCTCCTATTGTAATTTCTCCCATTTTATTCTTTATTTAATTCATGTAATAATTCTTTTGTTAGATTTTCGCAATCATACATTAAATAATCTCCTGTTTTTAATAACCATATTATTTTTCTTGAAGCAACTTTATAACCAGTTTGTTCAAATAAAAGTTGATAAAATGAAAGTTGGATTTGATATTTATTAAAAGGAGAATCTAATAATCTTTCAAAAGGAGCTAATAAAGTTTTTTTCTTAAAATTTTTAAATAAATCTTTATTTGTTTTATAATCAGCAATAATAAATGTTTTATCTATAGTATTAAATAAAAGTATATCAGATGTACCAGCAAACATAAATTGTAAATGATACATTCTTAATTCTAAACAAGCAGGAACTATATGACTAGGGAGGTTATTCCAAAATTTTGTTATAGCTAATTCTTGAGGACAAGAAGGTTTCATAGTTTTATTAAAAGGGTAAAGTTCACCAAATAAGTGAACTCTATTTCCTGTATTACAAGCTATATTTTTTTCTTCTTCCCATTGAGACAAAAGAGTTTCTTTAGTTATTCCTAATCTAATAGCTTTGATTTCTGCTTTTTCATCAAAGTTCACTTTCTCAACAAATTTATCAATTTTTGATGATACAGAACCTTTTAACTTAACAGAATCTACACTGTATTGATGTTTATCTTCATCAAATGTGAGTTTTTCAAAAGTACTTTTTATGTTTTGTATTATGTTTTTCATAGTACAAAGATAAAAAATAAATTTATATATCTTCAATTTCCTTTTTAATAGTTTTATACCGAGTAAGTATTTTTACAAATGCTCCAGCTATATCATAACCTGCTCTTTTAATATTTTCAAATATAATTGAATATATTTCAATAGCTGTACAAAAACCTAATGCTACTAAAGTTATTGTCCAATTTTTATCTGATATGTTGAAAAAATTAAAAGATTTGATTAGAAATACTTTTTCTGTACCATATATCAGCATAATAAAGAGTATGTAACCAATAGCTTTTACTACAGAGTTTCTTAATTTTTCACTTGTAACAGTTTCAATAAATAGTAAACATTTTTTTAAAAATCCTGATTCTAATTCTCCTTTTCCCTTTTTCTTATTCCTATTTCCAATGAATGATGCATATATTCCAGTTACAAAATCTATAATAAAGACTATTCCTAATAATTTCCATGCATTTATCAAATCATCAGCTATAGCATAATAACTAATAGTTGGTAATAATACCATTATTCCTGTTTTAGTTGTTACTAAAGTTTTAGCATTTACAATTATCTTACCGAGATATTGTATATAAATAAATAATTCTGTCATTACTTCGAGTTTTATTTCAATTTAAAATTTATAAGTTTTTACTATTAAAATATTTATATGTAATTAATTATAGACCCTTATTTCTACAAAAAGGAAATCATCATCACTCCCAGTTATTGAGCTGTCTGCAAATTGAGAAATATTAGTATTATATGTATCAAAGTATATTACATTTGAAGTATTATTGTGATTTCCAGGTCCATCTACTGAAAAAAAAATATTTATGTGACTTACAAAAAAAGTTGAAAGATTTGAAATAAATACTGTCTTTCCTAGGGTAAAAGTGCTATTAGCTGTAAGTATATATCTACCAGCACTTTCTCTAGTCCATACTGGGGTAATTCCTAATGTATTTTCTAAAATAATTACAGTTGGGGCATTTGTTCCACTTTGAGTTAATGAAGCAGAATAAACTTTATAAGGTTTTGACTCTATTGGTGCAGTAGATGTTTTTAATTTATTTTTAATTTGTTGAATTTCATAAATTATCTTTTTAAAAAGTTGTGGATAGTAGTTAATGTTATTTGATTTGTTAAAAATTTCCATAGTTTTATATTTTAATGTTTATATTTTTATACAACAAAGATATAAATTATTTTCTAATTAAAAAGTAATTCCTGTATTAGATTCGTTTTCAATATTAAAAAATATATCTTGTTTATGGATTATCTTATCATTTTTAAAAAATATTTCTAATGATAAACCAGGATTACCAGAACCAAAGTTTGTGTGCATCCATTTAGAACTACCATATTGTGATAATACTTTCTTGTATCTAAAGTTTTTAGCATAAGTTTCAGCACTTTGATGTAAATCCCCAGAGATAAATGAAATGTTATAATTATTTAATTTATTAATTGTAATATAATTATTTAATATATTTGAAACTTTATCATTTAATACTAAAGGTAAACCATTTTTCATATCTTCATCATCTTTACCATGACCAAAAATTATACAATGTTTTCCATAAGCAAAATGGTTATAAGGTTTATATGATACATAAGTTTTAATATCAGGGTATTTTATATTCAAATATGTTTCTAAATTTCTCATAGCTCCATATTCAAAATCTCCACCATGATTACTATTACTTGTAGCTACAAAATAAATATTTTTAGCAAATAAATTTACAGAAATTGTATCAAATAGTTCTTTATGTAATTCTAAATAATAGTCATGTTGTTCTCTATTATTTAATTGTTGAGGTAATGTATGTGAAGAAGTTCCTCTTAATCCTCCTGTTGTTTTACCATTAAATCCATCTAAAGCATCACCTAAATCCATTATAAATAATGAATCAAATTGACCATATAAATTTATATTGTGTCGTATTTGATTTAATGTTTGAATAACAATTCTCTGTCTCATTTCTTCTCTATCATACTTATTAGTATAAATAGAATCTTCTTTTGTTAATGCCCCTATATGTTTATCTGAACCATAAATAAATAATGCTTTATCATTTACAATATTTGGAGTATTAACTGCTACAGGACTTAATTCTTTTGTAAGGATTTCTTTTAATATATCAAGATGTTCTTGTTCAAATATCTTTTCTTTCCTTTTCAATTTTAGCCAAGCCCCACCATAAGGATTAGTGGTTAATCTTTCAATATCAAAATCTTCATGATTTATTTTAATATCTTCTGGTTTCTCCTTAAATGTTTCAAATTTAAGTTCACCATCTATATAAGTTTGTTTTACTGCTACTAATTTATTTGTNTGTTTTATGTATTCTCTCCAAATATCATTAGTTTTAGTTCGTATTGATTTTTTTTTATACACTTCATCATTTAAAGCTCTTTCTTTATTTTTAGGTTCTACGCCAAATTTAATACCTATATCATACCAAGTTTCTTTATTATCCAAATTACCTGATTTAGATAATAAATAATTTATGATTTGTTTTTTTATCATAACTAATTAATATTATGTTTTTATAATTATCAAAATTTTTTAAAATATTATAAATCATTTTTAACTTGATTATAGATAATATATATAAAATTATATTTTATCTAAAGCATTANTTGTTGTATTAAAATATAAAGCATTTGCTAATAATCCTGCAGTAGAAGCTGTGGAATCATTTGTGTATTCATTTATTCCTGATAAATAAGGATTATTATTTATAGATGATAATGTTCCATTTGTTATAGGAATTATATTAGTAAGACTGTTTTGACTAATATTTTTTATCCCAGTCAATTTGCTAGCAGTCATTATCAAATTAAAATCCCCATTTATATTACTATTTATTAAATAATTTATT